GGCCCACCAGGCGTCACGGACTCCGGATTCACCGACGGGCGGATTCGCTTCCTCGGGCCAGAGGAGACCAGGCTGGATCGGATATCCGGAGCGCTGATTGTTGGCGCCGAAGGGAAGGTCCGCCATGTAAAGGAGGCAATTGACTTTGTCCTTGAGCGCGTGCCATTTCACTTCGACGCCATCGGCCTCACGCTCGACGCGCTCGGTGCGGAGCCCGGTCATCACGATGTTCTCGTCGAGGTCGAGCGCGGATACCGGATTCTCGATCAGCCAGCGAAAGGTTTCGAAGTGATCCACGTTCCAGCGAAGGACGAGCCCGTACTGGTAAAGCAACGTGTCGAGGGCATCGCCGACGAGCGGGCACTCATCCAGGCTGTAGGCATGAAGAACGGTCGTTTCTGGCGCCGTTGCGACGAAGCCTGAGACGCCGGCAAGTGCGAGCAGGCGATGTACGATCGAGGTCGCCGGCGTCGCCGGATCACACACGGGAGCGTCTTGCCAGGCGATCGCATCCTCCGCGGTGATCTTCCGCTCGAGGAGGTCGGAGCGATCGAGGACTTCGAGTTCGAAGTCTGAGATTTCGGGGATGGATCCGAGAGCGGCGCCGTTGTCAGTCCAGGAATCCGTAGGCGGGAGGTGCCCCGCGAACACGAGTACTCCATCGGCGAGAATCCTGACCTGCACATCGTTGCTCGCCACGCGCGCAGCGAGCCAGGTGGAATCAGGTCCCATCGAGATCCGATACATGCTGACTGCGCGCTTGAAGGAATCCGAGCAGAGCCGCTCGGTTGGAGCCGCGGAGCGAAGGGCGTAGGGCCCCCGCTCTCCTACGCCATCGTTGAAGTCGAAGTAGGCGACGTAGTCCATCACACCGGCTCGTACTGACCACGCCTGATGCGTGCGCTAATGGTCGTTGCGATGGAATCGGCTATCTCCGACTCCCTCACAATGGAGCCCTCGACATTCACCTCGGTATTGACAACCACGGTCCGGTTGCCCCTGTTGCGCTCCGGGGGATCGAAGTCATTCGAGCGGATCGCGGCCGATACTGACGCGGGGAGGATCGTGCTTGGCGTGCTTCCCGACGATGAGCTCAAGCCGCCACCTTCGTCTCCCATGCCTCCACCAATATCCCCGACCGGCGAGACGGAGGCGGGAGGAGTTACCAACGAGGGAACCGCGGCCGAGCCGAGTGCCTGGCTGATGGCCTTGGCGAGCTCAGTATCGGATACCTCGATCCCCTTGTTCAGCTTGGTAAGCACGTCCTGGAGGACAGTGAGCTGGCTCTTCTCAGTCGCATCGAGGGTTGCGAGCTCGGCAGCATGGGCCGTGTTGACGGCGGCCATCCTGCCCGCGTAGTCCGCCTCGCTGATTGCCCCGAGCTCCAGGAGGTTCTTGAGGCTCCCGACGTTTTTCTGGTAGGCGTCGTCAAGCTCCTGCCGCCTGGTCGCGAAGATCGCGCGAACCGAGTCCATCGCCTCGGAGACGGCCTTCGTCTTGTCAGCGATTCGCTGCTGCTGTTCGGCGATTTCCGTCGAGCTGAGGAGAGCGGCGATCTTGGGAATGTTCACCCCGAAGATTCCGAGTGCCTTATCGATTCCGTCAATGACCGCGTTGATGATGCCGATGATTCCGTTCCCTACCGGAACGATGACGGTATCATAGAGCCAGGTGAGGGCCTTCGCGAGCGGGACCAGTGCCCATTCGACGAGCCCCTTGAGCGCGGAGGAGAAGATGTTCAGGACCTTCTTGACGCTCTCGTTCTCCATGGCGAGGTTCACTGCCGAGTCAATGAGGACCATCTTCCAGTCCTGGGCTGGCTGTCCTCCCCAGCCAAGCATCTTGCCGACCTCCGTGTCCTTGGCCTTCTCCTGGAACGTTGAAGCCGCGTAAGTGCCCCATTTACCCTGTTCCGCGGCAAGCTTCCTGGCCTCTTCGAAGGCTGCACGATCGGCGGCTATCTTCGCCTCCGCGGCCTTCCTGGCATTTTCGATGGCGAGGTTTGTGAGTTCCTTCTGGAAGTGCACCTGGAGAAGGTGCTCCTTCGCGGCTTCGGCAAGTTCCTCCTGGGCGGTAATTGTTCGGTCCTGCCTTAGGCGCTCTCGCTCCCTGGCGGCATCGTCCTCGCGAGCCAGGGCGATCTTCGCGTCCCAGTCTTTTTCGATGAGGGCCTTCCCCTCGAGGGTCCCTCGCCAGGCTTCGAGCTCCGCAGCCTTCTGGATCTCGAGATCGTCAACCTTGGTTGCGGTGAGCTGGGCAAGGCGCGCGGCCTCCGCCCGTGCTGTCGAGGTAATCAGCTCCTGCTGCTTGGCGTCATAGTAAGCGTTGACCTGATCGATTGTTTCCTGATTGGCTTTCTTGACGTGATTGGCCGCAGCATCGGCTAGCTTTTTCTCTCGCTCGAATTCTATTTCGGCAGCGGGGCCTTGCTTGACGGCCTGGTTCTTTCCGAACTCATCTGCCCAGGACTTCTTCCACGAAGCTGCAGCTTCGTCTCGCTTCTTTGCTTCGTCTACGGCCTTCGTATAGTCGTCAAGAGCAGTGGTCGCTCCCTTTATCGCTGCCCCGACATCGCGATATCCGCTGGCGGCAGCCTCGGTTACGGCGTTCGCGTTCGATGTGACCTGCGCCTCCTTGGTCTTCGCGGCGATCAATAATCCGGTGGCAGCGACCAACGCTAGGGCCGCTGCGATGCCAACCCAGAGGAGCGGATTCCCAACCGCCATTGCGGCATTCTTGGCCATCTCGGCGCCGAACAGGCCCCACGTGGCAGCTGCCGCGGCGACAGTCCGAACGGCCAATCCAGCGAGAGCGCCAAGCACGACACCAGCCACGATGCCGGCAAATTCCTTGAACCCAGGTGATGCGTTAGCGAGCCATCCAGTGAGGTTCCCCATGAGTTCCGCTACTACGCGCGCCTGAGGTGCGAGCCCTTCGCCGAAGGCCTCGCGGAGATCGTCGGCGTTTTGCTTCGTCCTTGCCATGGCGATCCCGGTTTCGCCGGTCTTGCCTATGAAGGATGCGTATTTCTCCCTTACGATATCGATTGCGGCCCCATGCCTAAATTGCTCTTCGGTGAGATCCTTGATCTCCGGAATCTGGCCTCCGATTTCGCGGGCAGCGCCGGACAAGGTCATTGTCAGCTTTTGTACGCTCGTCGAAAGATCGTCTCCAGTGACAGAGGAGAGCCCAGCCGCAGCGACGATGATCTTCTTGATCTGGTCTTCATTCTTGCCTTGAGCTACAAGCTCCGCCTCGAGCTGCTTTACAAGATCCGCGTCGGCACCGGCAACTTGTTGAAGAGCATTCGCGAGCTCGTTCAATGCAGGAAGAGAGGCCAACATGCCCCGTAGCTCCAGGGCAACCTCTAGGCGCTGAGCCGAAGCCTCAGCAAGGGAGAATTCCCGAATCGCGTCTTCGGAGAATGCTGCGACCTTTCGAGCCGTCGCCATTGCAGCAGCGCCTTCTGCCAGCTTCTGAATCTTCTCCGTCAGGGACCCGCTCTCGTTCGCGAACTCCTTGACCTTGGCTGAGGTCTCGTCATAGTCGGCCTTGAGCCGCTGCATCTGCCCGGTCTGTGGCGAGATCCCGCGCTGGATGAGATCCTCCATCGCCTGGCGAAGAAGCGCCTGGCGCTCCTTCAAGCCCTCGGTCTTTTCGCCGAAGAATTCCGCCTGGATCCCGCTTGCCTTTAGGTCCGCCTGGAGGCGCGTCATTGTGGCCTTGAGGGCGTCGGCCTTGGGTATGGCTGCCTGCGCCTCCTCCGCCACCTTCTTGACCCCCGAGGAGGTCGCGGCGAGATCCTTGAGCGCATCCTTCACCATTACCTGTATTTCCAGTCGGAGCTGCTCGGTGGTCACGCCGCTTACCTTTCCCCTCGATGGGCTTTCATTTCTTCTTCGTCGCATCGCGACGCTTCAGCCATGAAGACGAGGAGCGTCTTCATGGCAACCTCCGGCCATGTCGTCCAGCCTCCCGAAAACGGGGGTGCCCCTCGTTCACCGAACAGCTCGGTGACCGCATAAAACTCGTAGGCTTCCCAGAATTCCTCGGTGAAGAATCCAGAGATCTCGCCGGCGGTGACGAAGATGGGCTTACCTTCCTCATCGTTGACGCCGGTCGAATGTACAAGACAGGAAGCACGACCAGGCTTGACCTTCTGCCGGTGCTTACCAGCCCGGAAGAGCCGGTAAGCGATTCTCAGTTTTTTTCGTCGACGGTCCTGTCGAGTTCCTTGGAGAACTCTTCGTGGAGCTCGTCGATGAGCGCCTCGTATTCGACGGGAGCCTTGAGGAGATCCGAGGCTTTGGCGACCTCGTGCACGGTCTTCCCGTCGGCCCAGGATAGATTCCGGATCGAAATGAGCATGCCGCTCACGACGGTCATCCGGTCCGTGGAGAGCTCGGTCTCGCCACCCGTTGTGTTGCCCGCCGCGTCGTAATTGAACTTGAGCTTCGGCTTGGGCTTGAGGCGGCTCTTGAGCTGGAGGTCCGGCACCCGGTAGGTGACGACGAATTGCTCCTCTTCGGGGAGCTCCTGGTTCCCGTTGAATCGCGGGATGTAGGTCTTTGAGATGGCGCTGAGCGTCCTCATGCTTCCTTCCTTTACGCTTGAACTTCGGGGCGCCATGTCCGGCGCCCCGTTTTTGCTAGGCGATCTCTTCCTCGTAGTAGATCGGATCGGCCCCGGTGAAGCGGAACTTGGAGGAGTACTCCTGTTTGCTCCCTGAGGCGGCGCCGAGGCTGACCCCGAAGAGCTCGATCTGCCCGAAGAGGTAGGCATAGGTCTCGCCCGTGATGGCCGTGTCGCGAACGACGCCCCGGATGTAGATCGGGTGAGCGTTCACCTCGCTAACGGTGATGACACCGAGCCCGCTCTTGTGGACGATCTTGAGGAACTGGTTCAGGAGCCCGCCGGCTTCGCCGGTGACGCCGAGAGTGAACACGCCCTTCAGGGTCCCGTCCGCGTCCGCCTTGCCCTTCCGGTACTTCATGACGCGATGCCGGAGGAGGGTGACGTCAACCTCCTTCGCGGTGAAGTTGCACGCCCACTCAGAGGCGTCGAGGAAGGGTGTGGCCACGGCGAGCTTGGCCTTGTCGCCGACCGCCGGCACCTCATCGCCGTCCGCGGGGAACACGTCGCCCACGAGAAGCCCACCGAAGATGGAGCCGGCCGCGGCCTTGGCGGTGATGAGCCAGAGCCCCTTGCCGGCACCGGCCCCGGCGCCTGCGAGGAGGTCGAAGGTCTTCACGGCGTCCCCGATCTTTTCCAGACCGAAATCCAGGCGCTCGATGGTCGCATCGTCGCCGATGAGGGTCTTCACTTCCGTTCCCATGGGTTACTCCTTCCTCTCTTCGCCAGGCGCTGCGGCCCGGTTCCTCGGAGCCTTGGTGGCGGGCTCCTCTCGATCGACGCGCTCCTCGATTCCGAGGGAGGCGCTCGAATAGATGGTCGCGATGACGACCTTCTTGCCCTCGAGTTCGCCGTAGACCGACCTCGTCTGAAGGTCGCGGGCGTTCTGTAGACTCTTGTTCTTCACAGCGGTGCTCCTTTACACGGGGATCCAGGCGCTCACGTAGTGGAGGTCGTCGATCCATGCGACGTTCCCGTTCTCGGGATCCTCGAGGATCCCGTCGTCCTCGTTGACCGTCTCGCGGATCCTCGTACTCGCGATCGGCGCGCCATTTCCGTCCTCGAGGCGAGATACGGTAGACAGATAATCGACCAAGGCCGTGCACGCTTCGACTGCGAGCTTGAGGCCCGTCTCGCTCTCGACCCTTCCATCCGCGGACACGATGAGCCGCACCTCATATTCGCTCGTCGCCCCTCCGGGAGTTTTGGCCCGGAGGATCTTCCGGACCGCGACCTTGGCGTGAGGCGCGGGCTCTTTGAGCGGGCTCGGGCTCACGATTACTTTGATGCCGGTATGCCTCCCGAGCTGGGCGGCGAAGGCCAACACCGCGGCATGGGGCGTCATCCGAAAACCCTCCGCGCCACGACGCGCTCGAGGACCGCGATCCCCCCCGCCCCGAGGCGCATAAACAGCCTGGCCGGGATGGTGACACTCCGCCTCAAGATGAAGAGGAGCCGGGGCTTCCCCGTCTTCCCCTTCCTCGCGAGGATGGCGGACTTCGCGAACCATATCTGGTAGCCTGCCGCCTTCATGCCTTCGATGCAGGCGCGGGGGGTGAGCCCGTACTGGCGCATGAAGGTGCGCGTCTCGCGACCTGCGGGGATGGCCAGGAACTTCGAGTGCTTCGGCGTGATAGTCCCGCCGTCGTGGAGGATCCGCGCCGCCGGATGGTTAGTCCCGACGACCGCCTTGTCGCCTTCCACGCGATGCGCGAAGGAAGCAAGGAACCCTCCGGTGTCCCGGAGCGGCTTTGAATTCCCTTTCACGGCCTGGGTAAGCGCCGCGTTCGGAGCCCAGTTGCCGTTCGTGATGTTCTTCTGCACCTGGCTCACGCCTGCCGATCCGAGGACATCGAGGAGCTCCGGATCGGCCATGCGCCGACCGAGGGCGTCGAGCGTCGCGATGATCATGGATATGCCTTCCGCACCGGGGTCGTGACGGAGGCAACCTGGGCGGGCGCTTCGCTCGTACTGCCGGCCTCCGGGTAGTTTCCGAAGGCCGCGATGATCAGGTCTTTCGACTTGATCCTGTACTCCTTCCCGGCCTCTTCGTGGCCGAGTGCCATGTGGAGCTCGTAGACGGTCATGTTGAGCGCGATGTCACGCATGACCTGGTTGTCGAGATTGAGCTGCTTCCCGAGCCTGGCGGCGATGGTGCCGACATGGATTGTCGCCCTCTCGGCAGCGCGGACGACTACCGTGTCATCGTCGTTCGACAGCTGGGAGTAGAGCGCGGGGGAAAGCCGATCGCGGACTTCGCTTGCTGCGAGAGGCACACCGATCACGGCGAAGGGGACAGAAGTCCCTGGGGTTGTAGCCGTGGAGGGAGGAGCTCCCAGGAGGTCGTCGAAGTCCGTGATCGGCATAGCATTTCTCCTTGCGCTCTGCGGCTTAGCCGCTCGTTGCGACCGGGACCGCTGAAGGTTTCGCGGTTCGCTTCTTCCTCGTTTTCAGCGTGGCCGACTCGCCATTCTTTTTCCTCGAGGTCGAGAGCGTGGCCGAAAGGTAGCCTGAGGTCAGATTCGGGGAACGGGAACCGAGGTAGAGGAGGTAGGCGAGGCCGATGAATACGACGAGGCCGAGCACGTAGACGGAAACGGTGAGGCCCTTCAAGGCGCCCGAGATGGGGTCGAGTACTTCGGCGGATACGCCGTATTCCGGGGCGGCAACCGCTACCGTCGGGAGCGAAGAGGCGGCGAAGACGGGGGCGCCGGGCGGACCCGAGGCGCCGCCCGCGGCCGCGAGGGGGAAGGCGATGACGAGGGCCATGAACATGGCGAGGATGGCGACGAACTTCTTCACGATGAACTCCTTTCCAGCTTGAAATGAAACCCAGGCGAGGCGGCCCCCGCCTGGGCGAATACCTTGGCCCTTTATCGGGCATTGGGTTACTTAGGTGAGGACCTGGGCCTTGACGATGCCGTTGACGTTGACGACCGGCAGGGGCTTCGATTCGCCGATAACCTTGACGCCGGAGGGGTCCTTCGTCGTCTCATAGGTCGCGAAGAAGGGCAGGGGCTGAAGTCCCGCGTCGATGGAGTCGAGAGCGGCGTAGATCATCTTGTGACCGGCCTGCTTGTCGACGACGAGGAGGTGCTTCGCGGGGACGACGGGGACCGCGGCGCCGGTGTCGAGATTCTTGTACGTCGAGGCGAGGAGCTGGATCTTGAAGCCGCCACCGATCGAGATCCCGTCCGCGGAGGCTGTAGCGATCGAGGCGTTGTTGTTGGCGCCCGCGATGTCGCAGAGGGCGGCGAAGACATCGAAGCCCGCGAGGATCGCGATGTCGTTACCGTCTGCGGTTGCCTTGAGGACCTCGAGGATGGCCGCGACGCCCTTGACCACGTCGGAGATCTTGACGCCGGCGGCGTCGAACTTCTTCGCGATTCCCGCGGTGGCGTCTCCGATGGTGCCGTAGTCCACCTCGTAGGGGATGTTCGCTCCGCCGCCCACCCTCATGAAGTAGTTGATCTTGCCGGTGAGGGCCTGGACGGCGAGCGCTTCCGCGGTGGCGCGGCAGGGGCGGCGCAGGCGATCGATGATGTTGGTGATCTCCTGTTGGATGCTCGTCTGCCCGAGCATAGTCAGGTTGTTGAGATCCGCCCCGGAGAGGAACTCGCTCGGATTGACGGGCTGGGGTTCGATCATGGAGATCGAGCCGGAGGACTCGCTCAAGGGCGTACTCTGGGTTCCGCGCCTGACGACGGGGATGTTCCCGCTCGGGAGACCCATGTCCTTGTAGCCGACGACGGGCCGCGGCACGTTGACCACGTTCCCGAAAAGGAGATCCATGACCGGAGTCCGGAGCGAGGGCAGGGAGACGAGGGCGGCCACGATGGCCTCGGGGGTGAAGTACTTGCGAAGGTCGATGTTCATGCCAGAGCTCCTTAGACGGCGTAGATGCCGATGGCCACGAGGGCTTCGATGTCGTCGGCCGCCGCGGCGCCCGCTCCGACCTTGAGAGACTCGGCGCGGACGGTCCCGTGACGGAGCACGGTCGCGGCATCGTCCGCGGTCGTGTCGATCTCCTGGGTGAGCACGCCCTTCACCGCGTTCACGGGGGCTGCTCCGCCCGGGTTGTAGGCGACAATCTTTCCAGCCGCGTCCTTGGCAACGAGGAGCCCCTCCGCTAGGGTCCCGTTGTCCGCCAGGGCGAGCATGGTGACGGTGATGGGCGGATGATTCCCGACGACGACCCTCGAAACCGAGGGGGTGATCTTGGCGAGATTGGCTTTCATGCCTTCCTCCTAGAACTTGCCCGCGATCGTCGACAGATCGAGGGGCTTGGTTTCGGCGGCGGGATCGCCGAGGTCGGCGCGCCCTTCGGTGACGGGCATCGGGATCGCCTCGAGGATGCGCCTTAGGACCTCCATGGAGGAGACCTTCTCCTTCTTGCCCTCGTCGTCGGCGAGCTCGATGCTCGGCTTCGCGTCGAGGCGGTCGGCGAGCTCGAGGACGAGGCCCTGCTTCGCCTTGGGGATTTTCCCCGCCATGGCCTGCCTGAGGCCCTCCTTGGCGTTCGCCATATTGGCGGCGGCCTGGTCAGCGAGTTCGGCCTTGAGCCGCTCGTTCTCTTCCTTGAGCTCCACGTCTTCCTCCTCGCCGGGCACGCCGGCACGTGCGTTGGCCTTGTCCGCGAAATTCTGCATCTGATCCTTGAGCGATGCCGGGATGGTCGCGCCGGAAAGCAGCATCTCCGTCGCAGCCGTGGTCAGCTCGCCCAGGGCCTTGATGACATCCTGGAGCGGCCAACCGGCCCGGCCCTTGCTCGCGATGGTCTGGAGAGCTGCGGCGACCTCATCCGGGGCGGTGGCCGCCGGATCCTGCGCCAGGGCCGGAGTGTCGGCGAAGATGTCGACGGCGTCCTCCTCACCGAGGTACACAACGCCGAGATCTGCGAAGACCCGGAGATCCCGGATCTTGGGCGGCACGGCGCCGAGGTATGCAAGGTGGTGGAGGTAGTGCTTGCCGTCGGATTTCCTCGACTGGATGCCGACCGAGATGTCCTCGTAGAGTTTCTCGTCGACGGCGTCCGCGAGGAGATCGTGGAGCTCCACCTTGCCCACTAGGCTGTCGCCTCCCTTCTGGAGCTCGACCGACTGGACATTGCCGAACTTTGGCATCCAGTCGGCGAGCTTGTGCCCGATGGTGATCGGGCACTTGCCGTCGAAGGTTTCCTTGCAGTCCGCGAGGTGGCGCTTCGTGATCGTCACGCCATCCGGCCCGAACATGCCGACATGAGCCAATTCGCGCGTAATGGTCTTCATGGGGTTTATCGTAGGGGCGGCGTCGACGGGGCGCTCAAATGTGGAGGAGTTGAGAGAAGACAAAAGAGCCCCGCTTCGTAGCGGGGCTCAGAGCTCTTGCTGTGTCATCATGCTGCGTTTTCGATTCTTCTTCGAATCCAGTCGATGCGCTCGTTCGCGACCGAAACATAGCCAGGGTCTTTCTCAATGCCGATGTAGTGGCGCCCCGAGGCGATACACGCGAGCGCCGTAGTTCCGGAGCCCATGCAGTTGTCGAGGACAACCGCTCCGGGATCAGTGTATGAGCGGACGATGAACTCGAATAGCGCGACCGGTTTCTGTGTCGGATGGAAAAGCCGCTTCTTCCCGTTCCAGCCGTTCATCTCCCGGGGGAATACCAGAATGCTCGTCGGGTGACGCCTCCCGGGATTGTCGAGCCCAATCGTCTTGATGGTCCGATACACCCCGCCTGCTTTGTCGCCACCAGCTGACCGCTTGTACGGCCGACCAGGCGAGTACTGTGGATGATAGACGGGGAGCTTCGGATAGAACACCAGTACATACTCGTGGCGACGGAGAGGCATTCTGTTCGCGTTCAGGAATCCAACGGGTGTGACCTTGTCCCATACGAGATCGTACCGGAACCAGTCGCGACATGCATTCACGAGGTCGGTCGCAAAGGGCTGAGTCGCCGTAAGGATGATGGCGCCTCGTGGCGCGAGAAGTCGACGATACTCTTCGAAAAGGATACCGAGCGGGATGCGTTTGTCCCAGGCGCAGTCAGTGACGCCATAGGGGAGGTCGCAGAGGATGAGGTCTATGCTCCTTTCCGGAAACAGGGGCATGATGCGAAGACAGTCGCCGTGGATGATGCGATCTATGAAAGGGCCGAGGATGGTGTTCATGATGATACCATAGCGTCGGTAGTCGGCTCCGGTTTCAAGAGCTGCGAGGGGGTTTAGCTTCGGGCTAGAGCAGAAAAAACCCCGCTCAGGGGGAGGTTGAGCGGGGTGGAAAACGGCTACAGAGGACTACTCTGCAAATTTCAGGAGATCATTCTTAAGATAGTATTTCGCGCGGGTCCTTTTCAGTAGGGATTTCACATCTCGTAGGAATAGACCCCAGTCAACTTGATCTTCATAGGCTTTCATGTGATTGAGTTTCCCGATTTTCCAGAATCGAACGAATCGATGGGCTTTTTCTATTAGGGCGAGAGCTTCGGCTGGATCAATGACCGGCTCCAAGCTCACCCAGGTATAAATGCCTTTCCCGAAAGCCTCCTCGAGGGTTGTGAGGCGGTCCTCGACCGAAGAGGCGAATGGCTCCCATTGCTTCCGCTTCGTATCATTCGCGAAGGTAAGGGTGAGCCCGAGTTCTGTTCGGGCTTCTTTCATAATATCGAAATCCCTCGTGATTATTGTGTTGAATCCCTTCGTGAGAATCTGGCTCCGGAGCTTGTATCGTTTCACAAGCTCAAGTGCTTTTCTGGTGAGCTGCTCTTTCATCTCGATTGGCTGGTAGGGATCGGTCAAGAAGCAAAACAGAATAGGTCGCTTGTCGCCCGCAAGCTTCTGCGCATCTTTCTCAAACTTAGCAATAACGTCAGTTCGAGGGATTGCCGACTCATGCCATGACTCCCGGGTTGTGCGCATGCAGCCTGGCGCGTAGCAGTACGCACAGCCGTGTGTGCATCCGGTGTACAGATTACAGGCAAGAGACGAGTATTCGCGTGCCCGCCCTTTCGGCTCATATATAACATTCATTTCGGCTACACCTCGTGCAACTTGATCGGTCTCTCAACACCGCTGGCCCATGCGTCGTAGGAGATCGCGAAGCTCTGCATTGGAAGTATACCATCACCCACCATTTCTTGCAGCTTTTCTTTTGCCTGGCTTGCGAGGCAACCACATTCAAGAGAGAAAATGAACGCCTTCTTGTTGGTAGTAATTTCCTTGGATAGGACCTGACGCTGGAGTTCCTCTTGGAATAGATACACCTTCTTTCGCTTATCCATTTCAGGAAAGAGATGAGGGGCATTCGGATCCACATGATCTTCGTCAATATCGAAATTTGCATCCCCACCATGCTTCCAGGCAATCCTTAGGAACTTGTCCATCCCCTTCGGATGCCCCGAGCCGAAAACGAGCCCATAGACATTCGCCTGCTTCTTGATAGAGAAGGAGCCGATGAAGTAGCGCGTTCCGTCGGGAATCCATCGCCGATAAGCGGAAGAGACGATTCTGTGTACATTGGTGCTGTTCATGTTTCGAAAATCCTCATCCGCAACGGGGAGGCAATTCCTTATTTCCGGGAGGCTACGAAAGCGATGGACCATTGCGGAAGAAACGAAAAAGATGACGTCGGTTGTCGGAAGCTTCGCAATCCGTTCAAATACAGATCTTGTAATTTGCTTCACGCCATACTGGTCAAGGAAAATTAGGTTTGCACATCCGCTCATAGATGGATATTGTGCCTCAAACGATTCTGCGAAATCCTGGCACGCGGTTTCTATCCTGACTCCGGGGCGAGGTTCCTCATCAGAAAAACATGCTTCGAGTCGTCGGATCTTCCCTTCGTTCCATTCATTGAAGTAGAGGCGAATTTCCGGAGCAGGATTCACATGCTTCCCTGCGAGGGCAATATCGACGCTTTGAAGACTGCGTAGAGGACTCCCTAGAACACCTGACGGATCTTTACCCGGCCCTGCGAAGAAATCGAATACCTGTATTTTTCTAATGCGGGTATTTAGGAACACACGAAGAAACTCCTCGAGATACTTGGCGTAGATATCCAGTTTCTCTTTTGTCTCTTCGCCAAAGTCATGTTGATGAATATCGTGCGTCGACATAACGCATCTCCTGTTTTAACTTCGGTTTTCTAGGACAGGTCCTCTCCATTTCACAATCGGCAGAAAATCAGCAAGATGTAAGCAGTTTGTCATGAGGAAGGGGACGCACTCGGGGA